CAGCGTTACCGTTCTCATCAATCTTAATCTTAAAGACTTTCAATTCAATCAACGCCATAATAAGGCTAGCCATATCTGACTTCAGCTGTTTGATTTCATTCTTTAGATACTGAATCTCTGTGTTGGCCATCACCAACCTCCTAAGCATTTGTCTGAATGTGTGTGGATATTGAATTGAACTAGGTAGTCGTACTTAGTAGGAGCAAAGAGTTCAGTGTTGCAGGCACGGCACTTACCGGACCATTCCTCACCAAAGAAGTCATACTTCAATCGTCTACCTCATTCCCATATTCATCCACATTATAGCTACCAGTGTACCCATAGCGTGCATCTCTAGCAAGCATCGCACCAAAGGCATTACGATCAGTAATCTGGCAGGCACCGTAGTTCACGTTCAGCCCTGTATAGTCTGAGGCATCAGCTGTGTGTGGACCAAAGCGGTTCTTCACAGCAGCGATGTTCAGTTCACCATTGTTAGGGTCGTACCCAAGAGTAAGGATGAGTGCCGGTAATTGGCTGACCTTGCCGTGGATAGCACGGCGTGCAGGTGGCCTTGTCGGAGATCCATACTCTGACTGTTCTGATACGTGATGCAGTACCAGTACGCACGCTTCTGTCTTACGTGCCATATCGTGTAACTCCATCATAATTGCACGCAGTCCAGCCCATTCGTTGTCTGTCTCAGCAGCTACATTCATAAGGTTATCTATGATGATCAACTCTGGTGCTTCCCCGTACAATTCTACGTAGGCTTTAATCTCTAACTCAATATCATCTAGGGAAGGGGATGAATCAAAGACCCACTTGATATGCTTCAGTTTGTCAAAGTGCTTGTCATAACAGTGGCTATCATTAGATAGGCTCTGCTCAACTGTGGTCTGATTATGACCGGACAAGTGTGCAGCAGCACGCATCATCACGGTAGTGGTATCAGTATCAGCTGAGAAGAACAAGGTAGGTACGTTTGCCTTGATCGCATAGACCAAAGCAAACATAGACTTACCAGCGTTAGGTGCGGCTGCAACCATACAGACCTGTCCCCTTCGGAACTTAATCTGCTTGGTTGCTAGCCCGTCCCATACATCAGGAAGAGGTGTCGCTTTCGTGAGGACTGTACCCCACGCCCGTTGTAAAGTTAACAACGCCGACCTCCTTCACAATTATATTGAGTCGTGTGCGGATGATGGAACGTTCTCTACTTGTGAGACCGCCCCAGATCCCAAACTCCTCGTGCTCTAGCCCCCATTGCTTGCACTCAGATTTATGAATGCAGCTATTACAAATTGACTTGGCAAGTGCAACCTCTGGTGACTGATAGGAATAGGTGTTGTCACCATCTTTCCTCTCAGGAAACCAGAAGTCTCCACCTACTGAAGCGCACCCTGGGCTTTCATAATGCCAAGGCGCACGCATAACTTATCGAACCCAGATAGGATCGCACTTGTCGCTAGCACCGCGTGGTGCTGGACACATCCAAGCCTTCCAAGGCTTGCCCTGTGCGTTGGTTCCATCCTTGAATACCATTGCACCGTGACGGCAAGCGTTGCCACTTTGTGCTGTAGCAGTTGTGGTAACTGCTGCTGGACCTGATGCCACCTGTACTGGGTCTAGTCCTGCTGACTGTAGGTTTGCGATAGCTGATGCTGTCGCCGATCCACCAAGGTCAGCACCTGTTGACTTGATAAGTTGTGCAACCATTGCAAGATCTGTAAGACCTGTCTCAAGGTCCTTCACATCTGTTGCATAAAGATTGATAAGTGTTCCGTCAGATAACTTGTAGTTAATCTGGAACTTAGTTGTATCGGGTGCAGCCATTTACTTTCCTCCTATAGTTTTGATATTTAGTCTTACTGATTCATTACCGACAACCTTCGGTACGAACCCTAGAAGTTTCTCAACTTCCTTACTGTCAACTGTCTCACGACCTTTAACAGTTGTCCAACTGATTTCAATACCGGACTTAGTAGTTCCGGTACTTCCTTCTAATGAAGCCTTGAAGGAATCCCGTTCCTTCTCCAGCTCCTTAATCTTTGCATCTAACTGTAGATAGTGCAAGGCATTCTTGTCAACTTCATCGTCCTCGATGACTAGATCACTAAGGACGATACGTTCTTTTTTTAGACCACCGCAACCCATCTGCTCAGTAGCATCGTAGTACTGGCAGTAGTCCTTACAGAATGACTGATCCTTCTCAGGCTCAGGGATAGCTGTAGAAGCCTTGACCTGATTCAACCACTCAAACGCTTGGAGTGCAATAGCCTCATCGTAAGGTTCTGTATGTACCTTAACATCTTTCTCAGAACCATCACGTGCAATAGCAACAAGGTTAACTGTCTTGACATCGTACCCATTCTTAGATAGTAGGTAGCCATAGACCTGTACCTGCCAACGCTGTTGCGTTGATGGGAAGTATGAAAGGTTCTTTACCTTAGATGTCTTCCAGTCAATGACAGCGCCGGTACTAGGAACGAATAGATCCACGTGTGCCTTCATATCACCGTAGGCAACCTCTGTCTCAACCAAATACTCTTTGCCTTCAGGATCAATATGTCCGATAGCATCTTCGATTGCTGCGTGGATAGCAGTACCCATAATCGCTGCAAGCTTTGACTGGTTTTCATTAGTCTCAGGCTGTGCGTTGAGTCGGTACCAGACCTTACGACGGCAACCACCAATCTCTGATGGACCTACCTGTGTCTGCTTGCTACGGTCACGACTTGCATCTTTGCTATGCAGTACGTGCAGTAGTAATTCTTTTGGATCTTCTATTGCCATTTGTTGTTGTCCCTCCAGACAAGCCAGGTATCAAAGCCGTAAGCTCCGACAAAGCCTAACAACAAACCGAACAAGAATGCAACTACCATTACTTCAACTCCTTTTTAATCGCCTGAATGGTGGGGCAATTCTCAAACCAGCCGCCATCAGTTTCCTGGCAACCCATACAGTTGCCCCATTCATAGTCAGGCTTATGCAATTCCACTACTGCACGAAGGGCTTTGGCGTTCGTAGTCCACGTCCAGCGTTCTTCAAACTCTGCGCCTTTGATTGACTTATCTAATTCTGCCAACAATTCATCGTGGGTCACTGTCTTCCTCCTCTGACTTTCCTAGTAGCCATTCTACCAACTGTGGGTTGTCACGTAAAGTATCTATGATGTGGTAGCCCACTAGGTCGCAGACTTCTTCCACATCAAATCGCTTGCGTAGGGATAGCAGTGACTCGTGGATCACTGCGTGTGTCACCTCGTGCATCAGTACTCGTTGGAGTTTATCTTCAGGCAGCTTGTGCCTAATAGAGATACGGTTCCTATCGGAGAAGCACATACCGTAACTGTCTGGGTCAGAGTGGTTGTAATCAATCTTGTACTTCTGACCGAAGATCTTTACTGAGTAGATTCGTGGCATAGGAATATCTTAGCACGGCACGGCGTGTCTCGGTCTCTATACTGGGTTGGGTATGTCTATAATATGAGCCGTAGGCGAATAACAGTATGGCCCTCACGGGCCGACAGTAAGGAGGCCCAGTGAGCCGGTTCCGTCTACTCACCCTGCCAAGAATGCGGGGCAGACGACGCCTCTATAGTACCTTTCCTGAGCCTTTTGGGGCCGATCTGAGGGACTTTGGCCCTATCCACGTGTGTTCCTGTGGGTCTCAGGTCTTTAACGTGGCTGCTTCCTTTGAAGATTACGAGCTTACCTGGTATGCCCTTGATGCTACCTGCTTCTCCTGCGGTGCGCTGGTAATAGTTCCTTGCCCAGTTGACAACCCAAATAACATTTGATTATTATTCTGGTACAAACGGGGGCATTGCTCCTGTGAGTGCTGGACACGACCCGCCTTGACGGCTCTACCTGATTGGGTTCAGGATGAGAAGATATGGTGGGTTTTGTTCTTTCTATGATATGATTTATTTACGACTGGTACGAGTACGCGATTATCTCTAATAAGTTATGGCTCTATCGCAGCAGACCATACGCCAGTTGTTTGCCAGGCCCCACGTTTCGCGGCGTGGGGTTCTGTGCTTTAGACAACAAAAAAAGGCCCCCACTCCCGAAGGAGCAGGGGCCATAGCCTCGCAGTCAATGCTTACTTTTTAGGTGTAGCAAATCCAAACACACCTGATAGAACCGCCCAAAGAATTGCACGGTAATCAAGATCGAAGTTGCTTGATGCCCACGCAGCAAGGAATGCACCAGCTGCTAGGACTACTGGGTTCTTCATATATTCTTTCACTTTGTCTCCTTCTTAGGTAGCCGCTTAACTGCTGCCTTTACTTTGTTGATCTTTGGTGCAACACCAAGCCAAGGGAACCAAGGTGAGGTGTCATCTCCACAAGTTTCCTTGATGGAAATATGTAAGTGATGCGGGTGCTTATTAGGACCGGTGTAATCACGGTTACCCTTTTCAGCTGACCAGATCTTGCCGTTGAATATCAAGTACTTCACACGCTTATCTTGCTGTAGTTTGATAAATGCAAAGGCGCAATCAATACCAAAGACTGGGTCGTGTGTTACATCTACTGCATATCCTGAGTTGTGGTCAGAGTTTGGGTTCTGCTTCACGTGTGCCTTAGATGGAAGCAGTCCATCACTTGCCTTCTTACGACCAGGACGAAGAGCCGTAGCTTGACGTAATACTGCAATAGCAGCAGGGCTTGCCTTCTTTGCTAATGGGATCATTAGTTCTCCATCTTTGCCATAATAACTGCTTGGTTAATTCGTAGTTCGACTGCATCCTTTTCGATACGGTCAATAGCATCCTTCATAGATTCACCACCGTTGTTATACAACTGGTACTTAATCTTGGTGAGGTCCTCACATACTGGCTCAAGAGCCTTGTTAATCACTGTAAGAATCGTGTGATGTAACGCCCTAATAATTCCGTAGATAACTGCTGTTCCTACGAAGAAGTAAGCGTATGTAATGGATGACCAGTCAACGGCTGACAATGTGAACTCCTATGCTGTTCGGATAGTAATGAGCATCAATCCGCCAAAGCCGGAGTAACGCTTGTCGGTAGGTGTCTTGTTAATGAAGTCCATCTCTTCGATAAGGCCAAGGTAGGACTCACCAGTACGGAAGTCTTCGACCTTAATCAAGTCACCGATGTCTTCAATATTCTGCATAGTCTGGATACGGTCATAGGTATATCCCTCGTATCCTGTCTGGTTTCCAAACTTATCCATCTCGTAGTCATACATAGATACTGGGTACTGGATAAGACGCTGACGTGGAATAGATGGCAGTGTGTTTACCTGATAGCCAGTAAAGATAGGACCCTTGGTGTTGTTGGTACTTGACCGTGAGAAGATAAAGTCAAAGCCAATGTACTGCTGTGCTCCGTTAGGGTATGAGATACCTACCTGTCCAATATCAGAACCTTGTGTGAATACACCAAGGCTGTAGGATTTGTTGTTCTGGTCAATAGAATAGATGGTGATACCACCGTTGAGTGTATTAAAGCGTGGTGTTAACAGCTTGAAGATCTTGTTCTCAAGTGTGTTGTAACGGATATAACCAGTACGCAACTCACCGGTTGGTACAAGGATAGCCTCTTCCTCAATGTAGATAGTGCCATCTGTTGTGCCGTTATTGGCTGTGCAGAATGCAAGGCGGTTGGTGTTACCTAGGAAAGAGCAACTGGTTGTAGTAAAGCTAGATAGGTTAGGATCATACAAGTCCCAAGCGTAAGCAAAGATAAGGTTGACACCGATTTGCTGGCCAAGGTCTACACGTGTAACACCAGGGTTGCCGTCTACGTTAGTAGTACACCAGAGATACTTGTCATATCCTGCTACGTCATAGACTGGTTGCTCTGACTCAAAGAGTAATGGGCCGTATGAGATAGATCCGTCTGTGCCTGATACTTCTGCAATACGCAGGCCAAGGCTGGTACCGATAGCCATATATCCAAGGTAGTAATAGATACGGAAGACTACTTCACCTACTGGTAGTTCAGCTGCTGTGATAGCAGATGTCAGGGTAGGCATAGCACCTGATGTGTTCAAGGTAAACTTGTAAATGTTTGACTGGATACCTGAGTAACCTGATACATAGATAGCAGTACCAGATGATGTGATGCTGGTAAAGATGTGGTCTGGGTCATTGTGCTTATAGACAGCAGTAGGTAGAACTGTGGCTGTGGTAGCAAACTCATAGACAGAGTCGTTGACTGCCATCACAATACGCTCTTTGGTGTATTCCATAACAGCGTTAGTGACAGTAATACCAGGCTTATCAAACATAAGGGTGCCAGCTGTACCAGATGTGGCAGTCAGGGCTTTCTTCCATACCTGCAACTTGCCACCGATAGTGTCGTTAGTTACCCAGTATGCGTAAGTTCCATCGTCACAGATAGCACGGACAGGATCAGCTGTGCCTGAGTTATAGTCAATGAAGTGAGTGACTGTGCCATCTGCTGCAATTTTATCTACATCCCACTTGTCCCATAGAAGGACTGCGTCTGTATTGTTGTAGCGGATAGTACGCATAATCTGGAATGGACGGTTGTTAGTTTGCAAAGCACCGGTAGTTAGGTGTGTGGTGAAGACATCTTTGAGCAGTGTTACCTGTCCCTTGTCCCATACGTTACAGCCCTTGCTGTATGTATACTGGAAACGAAGTGACTCATCCTGTGCTGGCTCAAAGAACTTGATGCCTTGTCCAAAGTGGAATGTAGACTGGGAGCGTAGCCACCAACCAGTAAGAGTCTGCTCACCAGGCTCACGTGTCTGGTCAATCTGTTGCTTACGATACTGAGCAGTGACACGACGGTAAGGGTTATCATCAGAGTTGTTGATGAAGAACGGCTGTGCAGCAAAGGCTAGATCATAGGAGATACCACTGGCAGCGTAAGTCTGATTGCCACTAGGGTTTGACAGTGGCATTGGTATTGCTTCGGTCACGTCACTTCCGTATGGGATTGTCACTCTTGCTCCTTAAAATAGAAAGACAAATAGACAGTTTAGAGTCGTGTCTAGGACTATAAGGGTGTTGCTGTTATTCAGTAAGCGCTGCTACTTCTTCGCCTGTAAGGCCAAGAGCAGCAAGCTTTGCTTGAGCGTTAAGTTTTGCATCAGCCTTAGCCTGCTCTGCCGCTTCACGCTCTGCCTTCTCAATAGCAGCATTCTGTGCATCTACTGCACGCTGTTCAATCTCTTCAGGTGTGAGGTCCACATAAGTTTGTGTACCCTTAGCAAGATCTACTACTAACTTCTTATCAGCCATTTTATTCTCCTATGATTACTACGTGTGAAGGGTCTGGACAAGACCATCGGCAAGTCTCTTCATCAAGAGTTACTAGGTCTGGGTGGCACTCAGGCTTTGGTGCGATGAAGGCATCACGTGCCTCATCATATGTGTAACCGATACCAGCAAAGTTCTTACGGATGTTTCCGTTGTAGCTGGTCTGGCACCACTTGCCTCCCAAGTTCTCCATCAACCAATCATAACCTTCGTTTGGGTCGCTATTGTTTCCTACTAGGACTCTTAGCACCACATTGTTTTCATCAAGCTCGGCCCAATGACTCATTTTATTTCTCCTTTATGCTACCAAGTAGCGAACAATAATAATTCCTGAACCGCCTGTACCGCCAG